CCGCCAAGACTGCCGAGTCGATCCAGACCACGCAGTATACGGCGTCGAACGTCACCACAATTATAGACAAGTTCACCGCCACCAACTACAGTGCCAGCCCGGCGGCGTTGAGCGTCAATATAGTCACCTCGGGCGACACGACGGGCAACCAGAACCTGATTACCAAGACCAAGACGCTAGCGGCTGCGGAGGTATATACTTTCCCTGAGATTGTCGGCCAGGTGCTGGTAGCCGGCGGGTTTATCTCCACCATCGCGGGTGCGGCCAGCGCGATCAACATTCGCGCTTCAGGGCGGGAGGTGTCGTAGTGGAAGCCGTAGCCAAACATGACGGTATGCAACAGCGCGTAGAAAAACTACAGTTTGAGGTTTCAAAGCTGCCGCAATACGAACCGCAAACAAAACATACTTTTCACGGGGGCATGTATTGCCGTGAAGTTTGGCGACCGGCGGGCGTTTTAGTTATTGGAAAAGTTCATAAAAAAGAACATTTTTACGTCGTCATGTATGGCACGGTAAGCGTAACAACGGATGACGGTGTGCGGAGTATTACAGGCCCTTGCGTATTGAGCAGTATGCCCGGAACAAAACGCGCCGTGTATGCCGAAACAGATGCCCTTTGCGTAACCTTCCATCGCACGGATTCAGCTACCATTGAGGACGCCGAAACGGAATTGGTAGAAACCGACCCAAATACAATGTATTTGGCAGGAAATACTGTTAAAGGAGTTTTACCATGACTTTTTGGGTTGCAGGAGCTGTAGTAGGCACCGGTGTAGTTGGCGGGTATTTAGGTAATAAAGCCGCCGAAAATGCGGCAGACAAATCGGCGCAGGCGGCTGCTGCGGCGGTTGCCGAGCAGCGCCGCCAGTTCGATATTAACCAAGCCAACCAAGCACCGTATCTTGCTGCAGGCACCGGCGCGGTCAATCGGTTAGGTGCTGGCGTAATGGCCGGCGGTGAGTTTGGTGATGCTACACCGTTTAATTTCCAATACGACCAAAACTCTGACCCCGGCACCGCGTTTCGTATGTCGGAAGGTGTCAAGGCGTTGGACCGTAGTGCGGCCAGCCGTGGCGGTCTGTTGTCGGGTGCAACGCTCAAGGGTGTGCAACGTTACGGGCAAGACCTGGGTAGCCAAGAATACCAAAACGCGTTTAACCGCTACCTGACCGGTTTCAACGCCAACACGGGTGAGCGCAATGCGCTTTTCAACCGTATTTCGGGTGTGGCTGGAACGGGACAAGCGGCGGCTAATCAAGTTGGCGCGGCGGGCGCCAACATGGCGGGTAATATTGGCAACACCTATATGAACGACGCCGCCAACCAAGGCAACGCGGGGATGGCCGGCGCGGGGATGCGTATGTCGGCGTTTAGCGGCGGCGCCAATGCGCTAGGCCGGTTCTACGGTAATTATGGCCGGAACCCCACAACCCCCACAACCCCCGCTTCCGGCGCTCCACCCCTTACCGATCTATACGCATAGAAAGTTAAATCATGGCCGAACTTAATTTTGGACTACTGACCCCGCCCGGCTCGCAGTCGATTGGCAATGCGTTTGTGTCGGGTATGGATCAAGCGGCGGTGGCTCGGGCGCAGGAGAACCAGAACGCGTTGGCTCAATATCAGTTATCAGCAGCGAAACGCACCGATCAAACGCAAGACACGATCAATAGGGCGTATCAAGGCGCCATTGGCCCGGATGGAACACTTGACTACGGCGCTGTCCGCCGCGCGCTGGCGGCGGGGGGCGCTGGTTCGGCGATCCCAAAACTAGAATCTGAACGGGCCACTGCGGAACATCTAGCCGCACGGACGGCAGCTAGTAAAGCATCCACAAATAAAACAAACTATGAATTAACGCACGAAAGAACTAACCGGGCAATTCTTGACATTGCTGATTTGCCTGACGCTGCGACTGCCGTAGCCTCTATTGACCGGCATCTTGCGGCTGGCGATATTGACGAACCTAAAGCAAATGCGTTGAAAGCTAAGTTAGGCGATCCAACAACATTTTTAGCGGGGCGAAAAGAAATACTGCGCGGGATGTTAGCCGCCAAAGATCGGTTGGCGCAAGACAATGTATCGACTAAAGATACTGATATGGGTGGCTATATATCAAGACAAAAATACGACGCGCAAGGCACACCCGTTGGCGATCCGATTATGCTACCTAAGACTGCCGCGCCGAGCACCGAAGCGGCAATGCTATCAGCGACCGTAAGATTTAACCCTGAAAGAGGGCAATTTGAAAATATCGCACCTAGAGGCGGTATGTCACTGCGCCAGCCAGTGCCGGCCGGAGCACCCCTAGCAGCGCCGGGTAACGCAATGGTTGCGCCACCCGCGCCACTAGCGGCGCCAGTTAACTCAATGATTTCACGTCCGGCCGCAACAGCGCCGGGTGGTGCGACTACGGATACAAGAGGGTATTCGCCTCGGATGTTGCGAGAAATAGAAATGGAAAGGGTTAAATCTTTAACGCCAAAATTTGACGTTTCCGCTGGTGGGTTTGTGTATCCGCCGTCAGCAGAAAATCCAGAAGGGAAATTTGTTCCTGTTTCTGGAATTGAAGGAAAACCTCTTACTGAGTCACAAGGAAATGCAACAGCTTATGGCTTAAGAATGAAAGAATCCGAAGCAATTTTACAAGATTTAGCTAATCCAAAAACTGGAAAAGGAACCTTACGAGGCGCTAACGTTGAATCAATTCCTTTTGTTGGTGAATCGGTAGGAAAAGTATTGCCAAATTTTCTTGGTGGAACTAGCGAACAACAACAACAAGTAAATCAAGCAAAAAGTAATTTTATAACTGCTGTTCTTAGAAAAGAATCGGGCGCTGTAATTAGTGATTCTGAATTTGCTCGGGAAGATAATAAATATTTTCCGCAATTAAATGATAGTCCAAAAGTTATTGAACAAAAAGCAAATGCCAGAAAGTTAGCCATTCAAGCAATGAAATTTCAAGCTGGGTCAGGCGCTAAAGAAATTGATAAATACGTGCCAAGTGTATCTTCAAAAAAAGAAACACCTAATCTATCTGAACCACCGCCTGGAGCAGTAAGGCCGCGGGGGAGTAGGTAATGGCTACAAAACCTTACGAAGTTGATGTTGGCGGCGTAACGTATGACGTTGACGCACCAGATGAAGCCACGGCGTGGCGTTGGGCTAATATTGAGCACAACAAACCTGAAAACAGAATACCCGGTGCAATACCTCAACCAAAACCTCCGCAAACTTCTTTCTGGCGGGGCGACCCAAACAAAAGCATATTGGGAAATATCGCTCAGGCGGGTTCTGATGTTGGATCGTTAATGTCAGAGGTTCCAATTTCTTTGGCTACAGGCGCTGCAAGCGGAATAATTGCCCCGTTAACCGCATTTGCAACACGCTTAACTGGCGGTGATGAATATCAGGCCGACAAAGCGCTTAAAGAGGCTTTGCAACGATATACATACCAGCCTCGCAATGAGATGGCTCAGAATGCTGTTTCTGCTATTGGCGAAACACTAGCACCACTTGTTGGCGTTCCAATTCCTACGTTAAACGCATTGGGAAGAACAGCACCAGCCGCGGTAAACGCTTTAAAAGCCAGGGCTACAACCGCGGCACCAGAAATAACCAATATGCTGCGCCGCCCTGCTAGTGAAACAATGGTTGGCATGGGCGCTGCATCAACAGAATTGCCTATGCAACGGCAAACTATGGCCGAAAGCGCAAGAATACCTTTGAAAATGAGTAAAGGACAATTAACAAGAGATTTAGAGCAACAACAGTTTGAGCATGAAACAGGAAAAACATATCCGAGCGCGGAAGGAAAACCGCTATTGCTTCAACAACAAAAGCTAAACGAAGATTTCCTGCGTAATTTTGATGCGTCTGCTGAAGCTATGGGCGGGGAGATTTTTGGGGAAACACAACTTGTCCCTATAGGAAAGGTTGTAGATGCGCCGTTAGTAAAACGGTTTAAGGAAGCAAAAGCAGAAGTAAAAAGACTTTACGATGCCGCCGATACCGCTGGTGAAACGCAAGAACAAGTTAGCATAAACCCGTTAATTAAATATATTGCTGATCACGAAACAGAAATAGCAACCAACAATGCTCCGGTTCTTGCAAACCTAAAAATGCAACTTGCAAAATTAGGCAATCCAGATACGTTATCAATTTATGATTCTGAACAATTAAGAAAAAGTGCAAATAAAATATCGTTTCCCGGTAGCGGTGTAAATGAGGTTTATATGGGCGAATTGCGACCTTTATTTGAGGGAATTACAGAAGGTAAAGGCGGCGATTTTTATAAAGCAGCAAGAGCAGAAAATACTAAATTTGCCAACGAATTTAAAGACCACGCAATAATTTCTAAGTTGTTGCGTAACAAACCCGGCACAAAAGACAGAGCCGTTGCGTTTGAAGATATTTATAAACACGTTGTTCACAGTGGTAGTGCTGATGATTTAAAACTTGTTCAAGATACTTTATTAAAAGCCGGTGATGAAGGAGAGTTTGCATGGAATCAGATACGCGCTCAAGCGGCTAATGAATTAAAAGAACGGGCAATGTCTAACATTAGCAAAGACGCGGCTGGCAATCCAATACCTAACGCAAAAGCGTTGAGGACTGCAACGGCACAATTAGATAGAGATGGAAAACTTGATTTGTTATTTGGCAAAGACGAAGCTAAACGAGTCAGGGAGCTTGTGCAACTTGGAGGCGATATCTATTCTACAGTGCCTGGAACAATTAGCCCCGGCACAGCCAGTGTGCTTATTAGATCGCTGGATGCAATAGCTAAAAACGCTGTGATTAGTAGAATTCCAGTTGTGCGCTCTGTTGCAAGTGGTGTTGCAGAAATGGCTTCAAAAAAAGCTAGAGAAAAAAGAGTTGGCGAGGCCATTAATTACAACGCTTTAGCGCCAAAAAAATAATTGCTTCATTGCTCTGTTGCCCGATCAGCGATTCCAAAACGCTCTTGCTCAGTAGTCTAAACCCCAACCGCAAAAAGAATATTACCAATGGAAAACCAGCACCTAATAAACGCTTTACTCGGCGGCGGCTTTACCGTCCTTGGCTGGTTTGCGCGGGAACTGTGGGCGGCGGTCAAAGAGTTAAAGGCCGATCTTGGCAAGCTGCGCGAGGACTTACCTAAAGACTACGTTATTCGGAGCGACTACCGCGAGGACATCCGGGACATTAAAACGATGTTAGCAAAGATATTTGAAAAACTTGAAAACAAGGCCGACAAATGATTAAGCTATTTGCGTTGCTCATATTCTCAACCGCTGTTACTGCGGCTCCAAACCTTGTCATCTGCCAAGGGCGTTACGCCCTGTGTGCATCCAGCCCAACTACGCTAACGGGAAAAACCATTGTAATTAATGGCACGACATTCAAAGAAGGAATATCTGTGTGTCCTGTTTTGAGTGGTAAAGCTATTGGAGATAATAATCTGATGGGTTCCTGCAAACCACCGCGTGGTGAGAACACAGTCTGGTCGTTGTTTAGCTTTGAGACTACCTATCCGCAAGCACCTTCATGGGCAGTTGTAACGGCAGTGCCTAGGACGTTTGTAACTACATCGGGAGAGGGTGGGATGGCTAATCAATGGTCTTACCCTTGCGTAGTGCGTCCCAAGAAGGTCAACGGAGCCACCATAGCCGACTGCCTTGGCCCGATTAACGAGTCACCGTGGAATGGCGATGCAATACCCGCTGGGACGAGCGTGGTTACTTCTGCGCCTGTTGGTTCAGCCTATCCGGTTGGTGGAAATATACCTGCGGGGTCTAAGTGATGTTTACTCTCCTTACTACGGTTATCTCTTTCCTATCAGGTGGTGTGCCAAAACTTCTGGATTTCTTTCAAGATAAATCTGACAAAAAGCACGAGCTTGAATTGGCGCAGTTGCAGACCAGCCGTGAGATTGAGCTTAAAAAAGCAGGGCTGGAAGTTGAAGAGCGGATAGCTCATATTCAGACTGAACAGGTGCAGATCACTTCTGACGTAACGGAACGCCAAGCCCTCTACGCGCACGACATCGCTATTGGTCAGGGTGCCAGCCAGTGGGTTATCAACGCAAGGGCTATGGTGCGTCCTGCTGTTACCTACGGCATGTTTATGCTGTTTGCCTTTGTAGAAATCTTTGGGTTTGTTTACGCGTGGAAGTCTGGGGTGGCTTTTGATATCGCTCTAGATAACCTATGGGATGCCGATACGCAGATCATCTGGGCGTCAATTGTGTCGTTCTGGTTTGGATCACAAGCTTTTAGCAAGAAATGAGGGTATCCGACAAAGCCATAGAGATGCTGTGCCACCATGAGGGGGTAAGACGCAAGCCCTATCAGGACTGCATCGGCCTCTGGACTGTGGGTGTCGGACACTTAATCGGGAAGACGTTGCTACCAGAATGGAACAGAATACTCACAATGGATGAAGTCCATGCGCTTCTTAAAGAAGACGTTGCTAGATTTGAAGTTGGGGTTCCCAGACTATGTCCTGCTGGGCTTACTGGTGGTCGTTTTGACGCACTTGTTTCCTTTACGTTTAACACTGGGCTAGGCTGTTTACAGCGTTCCAGCATCAGGATGAAGCACAACAGGGGTGACTTTGGTGGTGCTGCCGATGCGTTTAAACTGTATAACAAGGCTTCTGGCAAAGTGTTTCA